CCTGGATAAAAAGGTTGAGCTACTTCTTTTTGTTCCATAACTCTAACTCTTTCTTTCATGATAAAGTCTTTAGGAAACTCACCTTCAGCTGCTTTCATAATTCGTTGAGCTTCTTTACCGACTATATTACCTTTAAATACTTCAAGCATATCCTTATATAGCTTTTGTTCACCAGGATCACCATAATATAATGGTGGTTTTTCTTCAGTATCAGATACATTAAAAGCCATGTTTATATTTTTTTCATTAGCTTTCAAACCGTCAAATTGTGAACCAGGCGCAACTATCATACCATTTCTAAAGAATGCATTAGGTACACCATCACTTGTTAGAAACTTTAAAGGTGAATCCATATCTTTATATTTTTTACTTACCATAATATCTCCTTAACATTTCCATCTGCGTCTTGCCTGTCTCAATCTAGAGTTAGGGTCTTTTGCAGCCTTTGGGAATTTTTTCATTTGTCCTGCGCTTCTAGCACAGAATGACTTTCTTCTTTTGGCATCTTTACTGCCTTTTTTTACTTTGCCTGTTACAGCAGTCTTTAATTTACTACCTGGATTAGCTCGTCTGTACGCAGCTACTCCTGCCTTAGTCATACCAGCTCCAGACTTTG